GCGAAGTGTGCATCGCGTTGCTTCATAAACTCAGAAGGAATACGGCATAACATCAGTCCTCCTACCTCAATGTTGCCTTTAAAGCGACCTTCGGTAGAAGCGTGCATCATCATTTCGGGATATTCATCCCCTTTACAGGGTTCATATCCCTCGCGTAATTTAGAAGAAATGTTCGCCGGGTCAGTTGAACCCAAAATGCCGGTACGGATCCAGCGATGTGTCCAACCCTCCCGCTCATCAGGCGATGGCAAAGACTCAGGCGGTCTCCATGATGTGGGGCGCATATCGTTCTCACGAGCTTCCGCTGCGCGAGGTTTACGGGTTTGTACTGCATCATTCATATTAACCTCCTAATTTTCTAAGTTCAATTGCATATTGCTCAGGCGTAAGACCAAGCTTTTTTGATAAGCCCACTTGGGTCTCTGTCAGTCGCACTCTTTGTGGGGAGGTTGTTCTGACGGCTGGAGCAACAACAGATCGCGTCTTGGAACGGGCTGCTGGCGCTTTAGAAATTTCTTCCTCTCTTGTTTCCTCAAATTGCTCTGGGAAACGCCGACGCATTGTTTTGTTCAATGTTTCGTAATATTCGTCAGATCCAACCGAGACTCCTTGGTCTTTAAGCTCTTCGTGTAAGCCTAAAGCCGTTGCAGTCATTACCTTGTTTGACCCGAACCACCGGTTTTGTTTTTGCCAATCGGTAGCACGTTCGTCAGGTTTAGGTACAGATTGAATCTGCTCAGGTTGAGTTTGTACCTCAAATTTCTCTTCTTGTAAAGCAGTTGGCTTATAACTGTTGGCGCGGAGCAAACGAAGGTTGGCTTCTTGCAACTTCTGCTGAGCCTCCATCACCTGATCTACGTCCCCAGATTCGTATGCTTCCTTGTATGCTTTTTTAGCCATCTCCAAGCTCATGTTGGCTGATGACTGGATAGTTTCTACATACTCCTTCTCGCCAGAGGAGATCATTTGCCGCATCTTTTTATTCTCTTCGGCAACTTTTCTGTTCTCTTCGGAGATTTTTCTTGCGTAAGAAATTGCCTCTTCACGTTCACGATTAGCGGCTTCTTTCTCGCGGCGCTCGTCGTGCCAGACTTTCTTCATCTGTTTTAACTTTTCTTTTACTTCATCGTCGTACTCTTCAAGTTCGTCTTTTTCCAAGTTCTCAACGATATCTTTGGGCATCGGATCACGTTTTTGATCGTATTCCGGTGTGTCATCTACAACTTCAATTTCTACTTCAAAGTTGTTATCTTTATTAGTTACATCCTCATCAGGATCTGGGAATTTAAATTCGGGTAATGCCATGATTTACTCCTATGCAGCACGGGTGATGCCACGGGGATCTTGCACAACGCCTTCAACCGAATCATCATTGATTATTCGGAACTCTCGGCCATGAATCTTCAAGCGTGTGCCTGAGTTTGGACGGACGATTACAAAATCGCCAACCTTACAACGTGGTCCTGATGGAAACCGCGTCTTATCTTGATAGGCTTCTGGACCTATTTTTACTACAAACAGTACTGGCGTAAGTATTTCTTCGTAATACATAGTTTTACTGTCTTTAATTAGTCCAACATCGCTATTTGCGTACTCTTCCATAGCTTCTGGCACTACGGTGAGCAACATAAATCCTGTTGGATCTGGGAGCTGTTTTGCCTTTTCTTCTGCATCCTTGTTGAGAATGCTAGAAAGGTCTACAGCACTGACGTCAAATTCAGTCATCTGATTCTTCCATTTTTTGCATGAGGTCTAATATGAATCCCTTAGCGACCAGCAGACCTTTAATCTCGCCGCAAGTTCCTTTGTAATCCTCAAAGGAAGTGGCTCGGCCTAAGCTGAGTCCTTCTCGGATATACGAAGCCTGTTCGTCAATTTGTTTGACGGCCAATTCAAGTACTGTCATTAATCACCTTTTGTCGGTTTTTCCTTGCCTACTGTGTGGGCAGCCTTTAATCCATCCGCAAATAGTTTTTGTTTGGTAACCATGCGTTGGTTTTCTAGATTGGCCACAGTTTTTAGAGAGTCCTGTTTGAGTCGGACTTCCGCTAACTTCCTTTGATTCTCATTTTCTGCAACAGATTTCAAAGCTCCAAACTTTGCTTGTTGTTCGGCTGTTTTTGCCTGAGAAACAATCCTCTCATGCTCGATCTCTAACTGTTTGAGTTTGAGTTGAGCGTCTACCTGATCCTTCTGGACTTTGCGTTGCTGCTCAGCCGCCTTCAACTGCAACTCTTGTTGCTGCATTTGAATAATAGGATCTTGTGCCTGCTGTTGCGCCTGTTGTTGGGCAACAAAAGCTTGGTTAGTTTGCAGTAATTGCTTGGCCGCTTGAGCCAATAGCGGAGTTAAACGCGCTTCTACCGCAGGATCAAGTTGAACATCTTCTCCACTTTCATCATGCTGTGGAGGAAGACTCATGCCAAGTTGCTGTTCAATCTGCTTTCTGTATTCAAACCCAAGGTGTTCATTAATATGAGCCATCATTTGGGACTGCATCATCTGAGCCATTGGGTTACCCTGTAGCAACTGCTGAATCTTTGGATCATTCATGGCCGTCATGTGTACGGTAATATGGGCTTCGTGATCTTGATACAAGAATGCTTTAACGGGTTTTCCCATCAAAATATTCTGGTTCTCAGAGACTGGATCCATTGGCTTTTGATCTTCAGACATTGGGATTAGCTTCTGGGCGTTCTTAATTCCTAAAACATCCAGCATCTGGCGGTGCAATAGTGGCATGTTGTACATCTGCGGGGCAGACTGAGCCAGCTGTAAAACAGCCTGATACTGCACAATCTTCTGTGCCATTGTGGCCGCATTAGGATCCGAGACTGGGATTACATCGCAGTTCTCATAGTCAGATTTCTTAGCCCGACGCGAACCAGAATCTGGGTCATAGTCGTAATCTTCTAGCGCAGACTCAGCAATGATCTCTTTTAATAGACCTAATTCCTGTTGCATAGAGTAATGAATGCGCGCCTGTACGGCAGACATTACTTTTAGCGTACGCTCTAATATAGCAAGCGTAGTTCCCACTGGGGCTTGGCTGGACATATCAGAGATCTGCAAGTCAGCCGCATTAGCAAACCTACGTCCGTCTTCAATGATCTGATTCAACAAAGCCAATAACGTTTGACTGGGTTCCTTGTACGGCAAAGTCATCAAGTTATCTTTGATGGTGCCACTTGGGACGTCTACATCTCTAAACTCTCCAGGCGCGATAGGTGTATCGTCACCCTTAACCCTCATTCCCCTTGCTTTAAATCCACCAGGTAAATTAGAAAGAGTGCCAGCATCAACAAGCTGACGTAGCAGAGATGTTCCAGATTTGGCAAAAGCTCCGACGAGGTGAACCAATCCAAAATGATAAAAGCCAAAACCGGGTACATAACCATAATGAACAAAGTGCTGAAGCTTAGTATAGAGTTCATCGCCTTCTCTCCAGTTTCTGCGGATTGCTAAAACCTTGCCACTACTCTTATCTATAGTAACAATGTATGGAATAGCAATTCCCGTAGGTTCGCCATCTTCATCCGTATGCTCATAGCCCTCTAAGTCTAGGTCTACGCACATCTCAAGAATCTTATGGCGGTCATCCGTAGTAGCACGGAATCCCAACTTCTCAGCAATCTTCTTCTCAACTTCGTCCAAGACAACATCTGGCTCGCCCAGATCTATATCCCGCCAGAATCCAGAGACTTGCAAACGACGTACATCGTTACTAGTCTTACGCATTACATGGGTAACACGCTCGGCAGACTGTAGATTAGATGCGCCATAAGGAACAACTAAATCTTCAGCAGGAACAAATATAGATACTTGACGGTCAAGATGTGGGTCAAAGTAGACTTTCTTGAAAGCATTACCTGATAGTCCCAAGCCCCACAACATACGCTCATGCTCAGGTCTGTACTCAGTCATCACATCTGTTAACTGGTAGTTCATGTCAACTTGAACTCTGTCAGCAGATGCTTTTTTCTCTGGGGTTTCTTTGCCAACAATTTGGACTTTTACTGGCCCCGCAGCGGGAAAAGTGGCCATCATCATCTCAGACTGAAACTTAACAAGGGCTTCAGCCATTAGTGGGTGATATACACCACAAGCACCTTCCCACGGTTCAGATCTGGTTTCTATCTTTAGACCTAGTAACTCCAAGCCATCTACATATGTCTGGATCCAGTCTTTTCTAGAAGATACGTCTTCTTCAAAGTCACCAATTAAATCACCAGACAAAGAAGATAAAACACTCTCTGGCATTTCTTCTGCCAAGTTAATATCAAAGTCGCTATCTTCTGCCGGCATCATGTCTATCTCTATGCCGTCCATTTCTATATGAACTTCTTCTGGATTAACAATCTCGATCTCCATATCGGGCTGGTCTGTTAAAGACTCGATACCCTCTGGAGCCGCGTATAAACTTTTTTCCATTGCCATATATATCCTTAGTAGTATGCGCGTGACTTTTTAAACCCAACGAGATCTTCCTTCTCATCAGAGTCCAATCTTAAAAACCCACCCTGTCTGAATCTTATCAGCGCTTGGGTAGTGCTGTCCACATAGTCGTCGTGACTTGCGTTCGGGAAAGCAGCCAGCTCTTCAATCACCTCAGCCGCCCACCGAGTCTCTGGTGCCCATACTTTCCCAGACTTAAATAAATCACTAACAGAGTTAATCCTGACAAACTTATCATTTCCACGACTCGGAGTGTACTCACTTACTGGTATTCCCATTCTTCTCAACTCAAATATCAACGGCATACCAGACGCCTTACCCTCAACTATAAAAGCATCTGGATTCCACTCCATATAGCCAGACTGCGCCCTCTCTTTCAACTCAGGAAACTCCATCCGCTTTTTAAACGCATCCAACAAAATAATATTAGCGTTATTTGGATCCTCATCCATATAAAAAACGCCCCAAGTAGTCCGCGCACAATAGTCAGACCGCTCATTCTTTGTAAACGCCGTATCCCAAGACTGAATAATAAAGTCACATGGCGGCGGATCATCTTTTTCCCAGATCTTCCACCAGTCCCGTTTAACCAACGCACCCTCTTCACCAGTAGGATTTTGTTGATACTGAGCATTCCATTTTGAAAGAGGTAATTCCTCCCTCAACGCCTCTAATTCAGCCAAAGACCAGAACTCTGGCCATAAGGGATTACCACTAGGCATGATTGCCGGCAGTTCTATCAGCTCCCAGTTCTCACCTTTCTCTCTTATGGCTGCATCTTTTATAACTCGGCCAGTTAAATCGCTCTCACCCCACCTAGTCATAACAATAACAATAGATCCACCCGGCTGTAGACGCTGGCGCGGACCAGATGTATACCATTCATACACTTTGTCATACACACTAGGGTCACCAGACGCCATAGCAGCCTCTTGTTCTGAGTGCGGATCATCAATAATCAACAAATCAGCACCCTTACCCGTCACAGTACCCCCTACACCA